TAAAACTCTATTCTGTATTCCTTTAGTTCTAATACTAAAATCAATTTTTTCAAATGTTTCTTCATCTGTTAATTCTTCTGCTTCATCTAATACCCAAGTTGTAACTCCAGCTAATGATTTTAAAGATGCAGTTTGTGTACCACTACTTGTTTTAATACCTTTAAATAAGATTTTAGAGCCAGTTTTTAAATTTACTATTTCATCTTTAGTAATATAAAAATCGTTGCTTAAATCAGCTAATTGTATCTTACTTATAAACTCTGGTATAATAGAAACGTTTGCAGATGTTAAAGTATATCTTGTAAATAATATTACGTGTCCTACTTCATAAGTAAGAAGCAATAAAAAGGAATTAAGGGAATATGATTTACCACTTCCCCTTCCACCTGTAATTACAAAGTATCTACTTTCACTTCCTAATAGATTATATTTATCATTCAGTTTTATTTCCAATTTTAAATATATCTTTTATATTAAAATCATTTACATTGTGAGTAGCTTCTATAATATCTTTTGGTTTACCAAATATATGTTCAGCAATAAATAACTGTCCTCTTTGTGATTGCATTAATGTATCTTTAACAAAAGCTATTTTAGTTTCATCTTCTGTTTCTTTATTATACAATTCACTTAATGCTTTGATGAAAATGTTATTTACTTTTTCTTCTTCTACTTTTGGTTTTCTTCCAGCAGTTGTATGACCACCATTGTTTTTTCTTTTATCTTCCACAATTAAAAAAATAATTATTATTAAATTAAAAATAAACATTTTTGTTTATTGTTTTTCAAAATACTTAAACCAAAAGTTTTTTAAACTATCAGATATATTTTCCCAATTATATAAAATTGTATCTGGTTCTTGACCTTCATTCATTTTATTTATTATTTTATCTTGTATTGTCATTCTGTTCCTTTTTTAATTAAATAATACCATAACCATATTATTTTTTTTCTTATAAATTCATAAGCTAACAATATAAATATATATTTCATAATTCATTTTCTTTTTTATATATTTCTAATAGTTCATTCATTTTATATTTACTGATATTACCATCAATAGTATATGTTTCTCCAATTTCTGTGCTATCAAATAAATCTATTCTTTTTTTAATACACCACTCTGCAAATCCAATAGCAAATTCATCTTGTTGTTGCTTTTCCATTTCTTTGGCTTGTTCAATATCTTCACATAACCATTGTGGCACTGTATAATTTTGGTCGTCTAACTTCCAAATCTTTTCTTCTAACCATTCTACTGCTGTCATCTTATTTGTTTTTAAATTGTTTAAATATACCCTCAACTCCTTTAACATTAACTAAAAGTGTATTTTTAAATATAAACTCTCCAAATGCTATCATATCTTCCTCACTATAACTTATTTCTTGTTGCCATTTAGCACCAAATAAAGCACCTCTTTTAAACCATTTTGCATTATAACCTGCTTCTGCTTGATTAAAGTTATGTTGAGAACATCTATATAAACCTTCTTTTGTAGCAACTTCTTCAAGTGTTTCTTGTGTCATAAATTGATTTGTATTTTTTTTGTTGGACAACTTATTTTATGTATATTATTTTTTTGGTGACAATATTGACAAATACCATTTGACCAAAACATATCACATTTATCTTCACCTTCTCTTTTAAATCCTCCATAACTTTGCCAAAATTCACTTGCTGGTGCTGTAAACCTATAACAGTATTCTTTTGATGGACATAATGCATCATTACATTTTGCTATATCTGCCATAATTTAAAGTTTAATGTTTTTATTCATTCTATATAATGCTTGTAGTCTTTCTATAATTATTTTTTGTTGTTCACTACCTTCTGTATCTAATAATAGTGTTTCTATGTTTGTTATTATGTTGTAGTTGTTTCTTGGTGCTTTTAGTTTGTTAATCGTTTCTTGCAAGTTTTCTATTTCTTCACTTTGTTTTAATGCTTCAATATGTAAGTTGGTTATTGTTTCTTCTTTAGTCATTTCTAAAATAGATTCAAAATCTTTATGATTTAATTTTTGAAGTATTTGTTTTCTAAATAGTTTTAATGTTGGATTAAACTGTTCAAACATATCATAGTTGTTTAATGAATGTAATACAGTTGCGTGATTCTTTCCTACTGTATTTGCAATAGATTGTAATGATTTCTTTTTATCTATTTGCTTTAGTACTTTGTAGTAGATTGCTCTTGCTTCTATAATTTCCCTTTTACGTGATACTTGGTTTATATCAACACCAGTTATTTCTTTTATTAAACCTTTTAATTGTAGTGTTATTTGCGTTTCCATCTAATTTTTATCTTTTGTTTTTTACTTTTTTTTATTAATTCTGTTAGTACATTAAATAATACTATTTCCATTGCTAAATGTATACCTTGACATTCTTCATATAATTCTGCTGCTTCATATTCTTTTAATATATTTCTTATTTGTTCAATAGTTGTTCCTTGCTCTATTTCATATAAGGTAATATTATAGTGTTCTGTTGCTATATCATTCATTAAAATAATGTTTCCTGTTGTTTAGATATTAATGTTTTTGCAAATCCAAATTCTTCTATTTCAGAAAGTTTTTGATGTTCATTATCAATCCAGTTAGTAGCAAGTTTATGAAAGTTCTTTTTAATTTCAAATCCAAATGCTTTTCTTTTTAATTCTTGTCCAGCAATTAATGTGCTTCCACTTCCTGCACAAGGGTCAATAATTACATCACCTTCATCAGTAAATATTTTAATTAAAGTTTTTAATAATTCAACTGGCTTTTGAGTTGGGTGTATCTTTTCGCTTTCATTATCTCTTGGCCAGTCAATACAATTAAATATCATTTTACCATTGTTATTAAATTTTGGTAATCTATCTCTATATAAAATTAAACCATATTCACAATTACCTACAACTTTCATATTTGCTTTTAAAACTTGTGCTGAAAAGTTTTTTCTAAATACTAAATTTATATAATTATTTAAACCATATCTTTTAGCTAATTCTATTAAATACATTTGCTGGTCAAAAGCACAAAATATAATCATACAAGGTGCATTACTTTTTTGCCTTGCTTCACCTTCTACTTTTGGTTTCTTTGTTTCTTGCTTTAACATAGTTGAACAAAAGTGCATAAATTCTGCTGGTCTAAAATCTTCATCAGTATCAAAGAAACTTTTACCAGCTAATTCACTTTCTCCATTTGAGTTATCACCATCTTTATACCAAGCTGGATTACTTGCATAAGCATTGTTTCCTAAATTATAAGGTATATCTGCTATAATTAATTGTGCTTTAGGAATAGCATAAGTTTTATAGTTCTGAAAATGATTGTTAAATATTTCTGCTTTTTTCATTTTGTTTTTATTTTTTATTTGTTAAAGTATTCCTCTTAATACATATTGATTTAAATCCATATCTTCTTCACCAAAAAAATATTTATAGTTAGATATTGCTTGTTCTAACTTTGCTTCACCTTTAGCATAAAATTCATCACTACATTCAAATATTGCTATATCTAAACTTCCTTTGTCTATTGCAACAAAAAGAAAGTCATCAACACCAAACATCTTTTTATATAAATATGCTTGTAAATCATAGCTATATTTATCAGCACTATATCTAAAGTCTTTAACACCTGTTGTAGTTTTTAAATCTATAATCATATTTGACTTTAATATATCTGCTTTTGCTCTAAATGGAATGCCATCAATCATTTCAATAGCTGGTATTTCAGTTTGTGATTTACTCATTAAAGATACTACTTCATTGTTTTTCATAAGTGCATCAGTTAATCTTTCAGCATCATTGTATTCTTTTCTTGTGTATACTTCTAAACCTTGTTCTTTAGCCAGTTTATATTCTTTTCCAGCTTTAGTTGCTACATCTACAATCACTAAATCATTTAGCTTGTGTGGTTCTAATATCATTGTGTGGAATAGTTTACCATCCCTTAATGCTTGACTTTCATCACTTCCATATTGTGTTACATATTTATATGTTTTAGGTGAACTAATAAGCATCTTTGCAGATGAACTACTTAATGCGTTTTTACCTAAATATCCATAATAGAAACTATCATCATACATATTATCTAATAGTTCTTGTTTACCCCAATTCTTTTTGTCAAATGTTGTTATCATATTATCTTATTTTAATGTTGTTTAAATTTTCATAAGTTACATCCATATCTAAAACTTCTCTGATTTGTTGTGCATACATATCTGATTCATTCCATTCATTGATTAAATCTTTCTTAATTGAATTAATCAAA